GATAACGTAGCTAATGGAGTCCTTGCATTGCGGTCTAATACAACAGGTAGCGATAACGTAGCTAATGGGCTTTTTTCATTATACTACAATACATCAGGTAATGGAAATGTAGCAAATGGGTCTACATCGCTACATTACAATACATCAGGTTATAATAACGTAGCTAATGGGCAGCAGACACTATTCTATAACACTACAGGATTTTATAACGTAGCTACCGGTTCTCTGTCGCTATTCAGTAACACAACGGGATTTGGCAACGTGGCCAATGGGAATGAAGCTTTATACTCTAACACAACAGGAATTTATAGCACAGCTAATGGGTATCAAAGTCTATACGCTAACACAACAGGTTCTTATAATGTAGCTAATGGGTATCAAGCTTTATATTATAACATAACAGGAAATAGTAATGTAGCTATTGGAGGTTTTTCATTATACTACAATACAGCAGGGACCAATAACTTAGCTAACGGTTATCTCACTTTATATTTAAACACAACAGGAAACAATAACGTAGCTAATGGAGTTTCCGCTTTGACATCTAATGTATCAGGAAATAATAACACAGCTAATGGGGCTACATCTTTATTTGCAAATACAACAGGTAGCGATAACGCGGCCAACGGCTTTCAATCTTTATACTCAAACACAACAGGAAGCAATAACGTAGCTACCGGTTATCAAGCTGCAAAGTATATAGCTGACACATTAACACCGGCAACTATTCTAAATGATAGCATATTTATAGGATATAGAACATCTCCTTTAGCCAATAACCAAACAAATCAGGTAGTTATAGGTCATGACGCAACAGGATTAGGTTCTAATACAACAGTTTTAGGAAATAGTTCTACTGTTACGACAGGTATATTTGGTAATATTAGATTAACGAGTGGTATGTCCACGGCCCCCGCTTCTGCAACAGACGCAGGAACTATTGGAGATATAAGAGTAACAACAGATTTCATATATGTTTGTGTCGCAACAAATACGTGGAGAAGAACAGCATTAACAAGTTGGTAATAATTAATAAAAATAAAAATGGAAGAATTAACACAAGAACAAATAGCAAGAAGTATTTCTGCAGCTTATGATTCGGTAAATTTAATTAATCAATTAAATTCAAAAGAAGTATTGACTGATAACGACATTGATTCCAAAAACAGGAACGTTGAGCATATAAAGATTATGCTTGGCAAAGATTGGTTTATAAATGGACTAGATGAATTTGAAAAACAAGAATTAGAAAGCATTGTAAAATAACTAAAAGTGCAAGACTACAGCAAAGTCTTGCATTTTTTATATATTTGTATAAATAAATCAAATTTAATTAATAATGGATATTCGTAAAATTTCTATAGGTCCTGATTATAAAGGTGGTGCAATGCATTATATAGTAGGCCAAAAAATACTCGGAGACTCAAACGACATTCATCTTATAAAGAGGAATGCAAGAACAGGGAATATACTAATCTACATTATAAACAAAAAGGAAGAAGTAGTTCTTTGGAAAGAATTTACCTCTACTATGCCTGTTTCAATCGAATTTAATATAAACTACTAATGAAATCTCCATTCTATTTTATAGCTAAACCTATAAATGGCAAGCGATATAACAACACAAAAGATATTGGAGGTATTAACTTTATAGTTAGTACTTCAGAAGAAGACCATAAATTCTCTAATAGATATGCTGAAGTTATAGAAACCCCTTTAGGTTATAAAGGTCGTATAGAGCCGGGAGATATTCTACTTGTGCATCATAACGCTTTTAAATTCTACAACGACATTAAAGGAAGGCAAAAAAGCGGGAAAAGTTTTTTTAAAGAGAATTTATTCTTTATTGAAACAGAACAGTTTTTTATGTACAAAAAAAATGATGTATGGTGCTCGTATGACAGATATTGTTTTGTAAAACCAATTCCTGCAATTGAATCTTATATTAAAAAACCTTTTAATGAAGAGCCTTTGATGGGTATAATGAAATATCCAAACGAATATCTTTTAAGTAAAGGTGTAAAAGCCGGAGACTCAATTTGTTTTGCTCCTGATAGCGAATACGAATTTGACGTAGATGGAGAAAAACTTTATAGGATGTATGACCATCAGATAACGATGAAACTATGATAAATATTGTAGATACTAAAGAAATTAAATTAAGAATAATTGCTGCAGGTCATAAGGCTGTAGAAGAACTTATTAAAGTTGCTGAAGAGTCAATTCTAAAGACAATAATAACTGATGAAGGAACTTCTGAATTAGCAGCAGATAGATTAAAGAATGCAGCAATGACTAAAAAGTTAGCTATATTTGATGCATTTGAAATTTTAAATAGAATTGAGTTAGAAAGAGAATCTATTGAATCTATTGAAAAAGGAGTTAGTAAAACCGATACAAAACAAGGATTTGCAGAAAGAAGGTCTAAATAGCAAAATATACAGCGTAGTTAAAGACTATATACCATCAGGTGTCATTTCTAATAAAAATAGAGTGAGGTCTTGGATATATGGATATAATGAGCAATACGATGTTGTTGTAATTTCAAAGACAGGAAAAATAGGGGAAATTGTAAATATATCAGGTCTTCATATAGCGCTTCCTATTGCTCCCGAAAAGTGTATTCAGAGACACGCTACTAAATCTGAGCAGTATTGGGAAAGAGAGTTAATGCCAAAAGAATTGCAAAGAATACAATCTATATTTCAATGGAATGAAAAACCAAAGCAATTTAAAGAGCATTGGGTAGATTATATTGAACAGCAGTTTGATAACAGAGAGCAAGGAGCTTGGTTTATGAATAATGGAGTTAAAACTTACGTGACAGGAGCTCATTGGATGTATATGCAATGGTCTAGTATTGATGTTGGTTATCCTGATTTTCGTGAAGCAAATAGAATATATTGGATTTTTTGGGAAGCATGTAGAGCTGACAAAAGAAGTTTTGGAATGATATATCTTAAAATTAGACGTTCGGGATTTTCTTGTATGGCTTCTTCTGTATTTGTAAATATTGGAACTCTTGCGCGTGATTCAAGGGTTGGAATATTATCTAAAACAGGTCCTGATGCAAAAAAAATGTTTACGGATAAAGTGGTTCCGATTAATAGTAGGCTACCTTTCTTTTTTAAACCTATTATGGATGGTATGGACAAACCTAAAACTGAGTTAGCTTTTAGGGTTCCTGCGTCAAAGATTACGAAGAAAAACATGTATGATTCTGAAAATGAAATTGTAGAAGGATTAGATACATCTATAGATTGGAAAAATACAGACGATAACTCTTATGATGGAGAGAAACTTTTATTCTTAGCTCATGATGAATCAGGAAAATGGACTAAGCCTCAGAACATTAAGGAGAATTGGCGAGTAACTAAAACTTGCTTAAGATTAGGGTCTAAAATTATTGGAAAATGCATGATGGGTTCAACTTCGAATGCACTTTCAAAAGGAGGTCAAAATTACAAAGATATGTTTGAAGATTCCTCTGTTTTCACTCGTAATGCTAATGGACAAACTAAAAGTGGTTTATATTCTTTGTTTATTCCTATGGAATGGAATATGGAAGGTTTTATTGATATTTATGGTATGCCTGTATTTAGAAAACCTTCAAATCCTATAAGAGGAGTTGATGGAGAAATGATTAGTAATGGAGCCATTGATTATTGGGAAGCTGAAGTTGATTCTTTAAAAAATGATGCAGATGCATTAAATGAGTATTACAGGCAGTTTCCTCGTACAACTTCACATGCTTTTAGAGATGAAAGCAAACAAGCATTATATAATCTTACTAAAATATATCAGCAAGTTGATTATAATGACTCTATGATTAAAGAGCATTACATTACACGGGGTACGTTTTCTTGGAAAGACGGGATAAAAGATACTAAAGTAATATTCACTCCTGATACTAGAGGTAGATTCTATATTAGTTGGACACCTCAAAAATATCTACAAAATAACGTACATTTACGAAATGGATTAAAGTATCCGGGGAACGAACATATAGGTTCATTTGGATGTGATTCTTACGACATTTCAGCAGTTGTTGGAGGAAGAGGTTCTAATGGTTCCTTGCATGGATTAACTAAATTTCATTTAGACGAAGCCCCTGTTAATGAGTTTTTTTTAGAATATATTGCTAGGCCTCAAACTGCGGAAGTATTTTTTGAAGAAGTTTTAATGGCTTGTATTTTTTACGGAATGCCTATATTAATTGAAAACAATAAGCCAAGATTATTATATCATTTTAAAAATAGGGGATATAGACATTTTTGTTTAAATAGACCTGACAAGTCATATAATAAATTAACAAAAACTGAACGTGAACTTGGAGGTATGCCAAATTCATCTGAAGATATTAAACAGGCACACGCTTCTGCAATTCAATCTTACATCGAAAGATACGTTGGACTTGACTTAGTAGGAGATTACAGAGACCCTGAGGAGATGGGGGCAATGCCTTTTACGAGAACACTAGAAGATTGGGCCAAATTTGATATTAATGATAGAACTAAATTTGATGCATCTATCAGTTCGGGATTAGCTATAATGGCTAATCAAAAGCATTTGTAT